GTACGTTAAGGTACTTAGCATATAACGAATATCAGAAGGTGACAAAGTCGACGCCCAATGTCTGGGCTCCGGACAAGATTATGGGGACGCCTTATCACTTCCTGCGAGTGGGGCAAAAAGCTTTTCAAGAGTTTGCGAGACACACAACATTGCCAAATCCGTATAAGTTTATGAAGAAGGTAAAGATTTAAGATGGCAGACGACCTTACGCAAAAACTAGGCTTCGAGGCGACTCAAGCTCTTACTACTTTGAGCAAGCTGAGTCAATCTCTAAACAAGCTGAAGCAAGGTTTAACAAACGTTGCTAAAACGAGTCGAAAGTTTGACAGCCAGACTCGTCCGATGCGCGCGGCCTTAGTCAATATACGTAAAGAGGCAGAGCGGGCCGCAGCGGCATTGAAGCAAGTGAGTGGAACCCGTGTGACCACGACTACTGGTGGCGGTCAAGGCGCGGCCGTAGGTGCGCAGGTAGCGGCCTCGGCAAACAAGGGCAGTGCTGCGATGGCTCGATTGGACGCCAGTGTCAAGCAAACCACACAAACTATTGTTTCTGGCGCTAACAAAACGAAGGCTCCGCTTAAAAAGACGAAGGACAACCTCAACAAGGTAGGAGCGGCTGGAAAAGATACTGAAAAGAGTTTGCTTCTTTCATGGACAACAATTGGGCGTATTTTAGGGGCTCAATTTGTCATCAGAGGTCTGAACGCCATTGTGCAAGGGATGCGTGATGTCATCACTGAATCAATTGAGTTTAATCAAGCGATTGGTGAAATTTCAACTATTGCTGACGAGTCCGTCTTTTCAGTTGACCAATTGACAGCGGGAGTCTTGAGGTTATCGAGCGAACTAGGCAAGACTCCAGCAGATGTTGCCGCTGGCCTGTATCAAACGATCTCGAACCAAGTAGTTAAGGCCGGGGAAGAGTTTGAATTCTTGTCTCAAGCAGAAAAATTAGCTATTGTAACAACCGCTGAGACTAAAGACGCAGTGGATGCGTTGTCTTCAGTAATCAATAGTTATAGTCTGTCGGCTAAGGATGCGGCCCATGTTTCTAACACTTTATTCAAGACCGTTGAATTAGGACGTATTCGCTTGAAGGAGATTGGCGGAATTTTAGGGCGAGTTACTCCGCTAACTGCTGCAATGGGCGTTAGCTGGGAAGAATCCGCAGCAGCACTGGTTGTAATGACTCGAAAGGGTGTCCAAGCCAACACCGCGTTGACACAGCTTCGAGCAATTATGCAGAAGTTAATCAAACCAACCGATAAGATGAAGGAACTCTTTGAGAAGTGGGACGTTAGAGACGCCGAGGAAGCCGTTGCAAAATTCGGCGGACTAGCGGGTATCTTAAAGGAACTTGCCAAGGAATCAGGTAACAATAATGCTGAAATGGCAACATACTTCAGTCGGGTAAGGGCCATTGTCGCTCAATTGTCTTTGATGCAAGACGGGGGCAAGGAACTTGTTGAAGTCACTGACCAAATTACAAATTCAACTGACGCGGCTGCAAAGGCTTGGGAGAAGTACACGGACTTGCCTGGATACATCATTGTACAGCAGATGCAAGACTTGAAGAATGCGTTGATTGAGGCCGGATTAGTCGCGTTACCTCTTTTCGTGGAGATGGCTAAGTGGCTAAATACAGCGGTGAAGGCAGGAGCAGCAGTCGTTAAGGTATTCCTTTCTATGGCCGATGCGATGGGCGTCTTTAAGCAGAATCTAAGCGCGGTATTACTAATTGCTACAGCCGTCCTAGTTCCAGTTGCGCCTTGGTTGGCGTTAGGGACCGCTATTGCAGCCGTTGTAAACGAGATTGTTAAGTGGTACGCTATATACGAGAAAAGCCTTGAAGATACTGGGAAGAACTTGGAGGGGTACGCGAAGAAAGCAGCTGAAATTGAGGCAAACATTAAAAAGTGGCGAGAGCAAAGGGTAGAGGACGAGAAAAAGGCGTTGGAAGAAGATGAGCGTAACCGCTCGAAGTATGTCAACAAGATTAGTTCCCTATATAAGAGCTTAGGGGATAATATTACAGCTACTCAGTTGGGCTACGCAGCGTCCAATGATTCGGTATTAGACGAAGTCTTGACAGCTTATGAAAACCATTATGACTCACTTAAAAACTTAGTAGATACCCATGAGAATACTGTCAAGGACTCGTTGCAACGTATTGCAAAGATTCAGAGCGCCATAGATAAAAACGAACTAAGTTCAGCCATGCGGGGCAAGACGGAGAGGCAGAAACTCTTTCTCCTAGATGCTGCCGCGAGAAAGAAAGAGTGGAAGGCTCGCTCGGCGTTTAATAAGGCCGGTCTCTCTGAAGAAAAGTTAGCCCATGCGAGAAGGCTTTTCGACGCGGCCGTGTCTGCCCGTTCAGAAGCAAAGAACGCCGCAGTAAAGTCAAAGAATCGTGCTTCCATCTATGGTCAGGAACAAGCAACGCAGTCGCTTCTTAAAACCCGTCTGAAGTCTGAGGGGGACATTGCCCGTAAACAGAGTGGGGTCGTGGCTGCTGCTGAGAAACAACTTGCCGTCCAAGAGCGTGGAAAGCTCATCTTAGAAGCTCAGATAAAGCTGATAAAAAAGCGTGGGAAAGAGTTGGCAAAAACAACTGATCCCCTCTCTCAGAAAAGAATTAAAAAGGATATCGACATACTGCTGAAAGAGATGTTAAACACGGCTAAGAAGTTTAAGCTTCCTAGTCCTTGGGCCAAATTGATGGGTGAAGAGAAAGACATAGAGAAACTAAAGACACAGCTAGAAACAACCCTTGGGGATATCCATATAAACTGGAGTATGGCGCTTGATGAGCTTCAAGTAGCAATGGCCAAAAGAAAATGGGACATTACGCTCGAAACTGGTATCCAGCAGTCACAGTTTGCCGGGGCTAAGAAGATTCTCGGGTTAGAACGTGATGCAACCATTCCCGACCTAGCGGAGGCAACTGCCAAAGCTGAGGGACTTAAACAGAAATTCAACGGCATTCAGAGTGAACTAGATGAAATAAATAGGTCACTTAAAACTGCTAAGGGTACTCTTGAACGTAGTTCCAAGGCACTTGGTACTGATAAGTTCCTGTCATCCGTGAGACAACAGGCTGCCGAGCGCATGGCCCGTATAGCAGGTATAAAGGATGAAGCTGAGTTAGAAAAATTAGCTGTAAGCGCTATGACGGAGAAAAACAAAGCGGCTTACAAGCTTACACAAGAGCTTCAAACTCAAAATGAATTCATGGCGAAGGGCGGTACTCTCAGTGCAGATTTACTGGCCTCGAACGATAAAAGACTCAAAGATATTGTCGCCAGTGGAGAAGTTGCCAAGCAGACTGAAGCGGACTTGCAGGCCATTGTCACTGCCACTAAGGAACTTGCCGCAGGCGGCGAGGCGAAGGAGCTATTAACGGTAGAGGCAGCAAAGATAGATATGGCGACTATCAATCGCTATCTCGGGCAGGTCAATACGCAAGGGAAAATCTTCAAAGACACAATGGCGGAAACGGCCCGCGCCAATGGTCGCCTTATGACTGCGACTGCCGGTGTTGCAACAAATACTAGGCAGAGCGCAGCTAACGCTAGAATAATAGCGGATCAAACGGTAAGGTCTGTTAACGCAATAAACACGCTCAACAGAATGGGGGCTGGAGCGTCAAACCGCGCTAATGGCGGGGTGATTTACCGCGCTGAGGGTGGGGGTGTTCGCGGAACGGACACAGTACCGGCGATGCTGAGTCCTGGGGAAGTTGTAATGAATCCTCAAGCGTCACGGCAATGGTATTCTCAATTAACGGCAATGAACGCAGGCATCCAACCACAGTATAAAGCTGCGGGCGGGGACACTACGACTGTTGGCGATATCAATATTTCTATCACCGAATCGGTTTCGGCTGAACGCACTGCTAGAGAAACCGCAACAGCTATACAGCGTGAGTTGCGGCGACAAACAGTAAAACTTTAATCAGGAGACGACTAGAATGTCAAACAAACTAAATCTGGCTGGCCGATTCAACGTTGAGCATTGGCGCGCTGGTAAGCTTTTCAAGGTTTATGATTTCAACAACGGAATCACAAACGAAGGTAAAAATTTCATCTTGGACGTAATGTTTCACGCCACGGCTGCTGCGGCAACGTGGTATCTTGGACTGATTGATCTTTTCGGGTACACGGCACTTGCTGCCGCCGACACATATGATGACATCGACGGGGCTGGCAATGGCTGGGATGAGTTTAAGGATTACACGGACGCCAACAACGGTGCCAGCGTAGTGACTCGCCCCGTCTGGGTCGAGGAAGCTGCGTCTGCCCAGGCGATCACGAACAGTGTAACGGCAAGCATCTACGACATTACCGTCGGTGGGACTGTCAAAGGTATTTTCTGCTGCGGCCTCGGGGCCGCCGCCGATACTAAGGGCGACCACGCCGCTGACGGGATGCTTTGGGCGACCGCCTTGTTTAGCAGTGGCGACGTTGCAGTCGTACTTGGCGACCAACTGAAAGTAACTTACACCGTTAGCTGCTAAGGAGCAATGCTATGTTGCTACTTGTTGAAGGCTTTGAAAACTACGGAACCGGAACAGGTGCCGCGCCCCAGCCCACTGGGGTGATGGGGCGGTATTATAATGTCAGTGGCGAAGACAAATTTGATATTGAAACTGGTAGATTAGGGGGGTATAGTCTTGAGTTTGGTAACGCTGGTTGTGCATTTGCAGCTACAAATGTAACTACCGATTCAACATTAACTGTTGGCTTTGCAGTTAAATTCCCGTCTCTGCTTAGTTCGCCGACCTTCTTAAAACTCTATGACGGGGCTACGTTAGGGATAAGCCTACGATTATCATTGGCGGGGGAAATTGTGTTGAAGCGTGCTGCCGTGATTTTAGGGACTTCTGCCGCAGTAATCCTGGCAAGTACTTGGTATTACATGGAGTTACAGGTAACTTGTGATAATGCGGCTGGTACTTATGAACTCAGATTGGGTGGCGTGAATATTCTCAGTGCCGCTGGCGTGGACACCCAAGCCGGTGCAAATGCTTATCACGACAAGGTTCAATTTGACACAGATGTAAATAATTTCCCAACTTGGGATGATATCTACGTCTGCGATTCAACCGGTACGCTTAACAATGATTTTCTTGGCAATAGCCGAGTGGTTGGTATCCTCCCCAATGGGGCAACTGCCATCAGTAACTTTGGGACATCATCTCCAAGTGCTAATCACTTTGAAAACGTAGACGAGAATCCTTGCGATGATGACACTTCTTACGTGGAAGACAGTACCTCGGGACGTATGGATTTGTATGATTATGAAAGTATGACGGGAGGTTTAGGCGGCATCCATGGGTTGCAAATTAAAACTGAATGTCGCGAAACTGATGCCAGTAACTTTGATGTTATTACACACATTTCCTCGGGCGGCGTAGGGGATGAAAGTGCGCCCGAAGCCATTGGGACTACTAACTATGTTACGCGGACAATGGTTAGCGAGACTGACCCTAATACTGCTATCGCTTGGACGGAAACTGGTGTTAATGCCGCAAGGTTTGGTATAGAAGTAGGTTAAACATGGTTCTGCGAGCATCGCGCCAAGCCGCTGAAATCTTAGCGGCTGGGGATGGAAAAGCTAGAGTTAGCCGCCAGGCTGTTGAAATCTTGGCGGCTGGCGATGGCGCGCTTAGGATTAGTCGGCAAAGTGTCGAAGTTCTAGCCGAAGCGGGCACATGGTTTCTCGACGCCGAGAGTCCAATCGCCTTTACTCAGACTGTCACGACGCTAGGGCCAATAAGCAAATCCTTAGAAAGTGCTATTACTTTTGCACAGTTAGCGCGCATTGGCGATGACTTAATTCATTCTGCCACGAGTGAATTTACATTTGCCTCTAGCCTAGTTTATAGTGGTCCGATCACCGTTGAGGCATCTTCAACAATAACTTTTATAGACGCTGTGGATGCAAACTACCCACATCGCAGTCCAGTCAGTCAAGTATACTTTGTAAATACATGCAATGGGACCATTGAGTTTAACTCACCGAAACTTACTTCCGAGATTTCCTTTGAGCAGGGGGTTGAACTTTGGTATCCTCGACACTTGACAGGCTCAAGCGAGCTAGTATTTGAGCATGTGGTAGGTGGGACATACACATACTGGAAAGCCGCGACCAACAATATAACGGAAACAGAGTATGTTTGGGACGACGATGAGTATACTTGGACACTCACAGATATTGGACTGAGACAAGAAGCTACCATCTTACTAGAAGGCACAAAAACAGTAGCAAGCCCTATTACATTCCAGCAAGTAACAGTGGTCGGACACGCGAAGGCGTCCGCTCTGTTGGGGGATGCTGGAAACTTCATATCATTTGTACAGGAAGGCAGGCTATCGTTCTTTGAAGATGTGAGTCAGACATTGACATTTGTTCAGGATGCTACGCCTACAAACACAAAGCCCGTAAGCAGCACAATTACGTTTAGTCAAGTTGCTACTAATATTGGCGTGTATGTTCCTGAGGCGGAAAGTACAATAGCCATTTATCAAGCGTTGACCTTTGAGCTTTATCGAGAAGGTGTTTTATGTACGTATTCACCATTCATTGGTACTAATGAAGACCCCGACGCTCCCACCGCCCCCGCTCCAACCGCGCCAACACTAGTCACTCACAACAACGTGCAATTAACATATCCGCTAATTGCTCCAACGGAAACTTTGACTTTGCGGGGGCCAGAACTAGGAAACAAGGACAAACTAAGTTTTCAACGGATTAACAGAGAGACACGCGGTGGTAGGATGGTTGTTTTTGCGGACCCAATGTGGCCACAAACTCAGACAATGGTCCTTGAATTTTATGGGTTATATGAAGCTGAAACCCAAGCTGGTTTGGCATTTGTTACGGCATCTTTAGGTAAACAGATCGGAGTTCGTGACTGGGAAGGAAGAGAGTGGAAAGGTGTTATCACTAACCCTGAGACACCTCTCATCCGTAACAGTAAAGATAATAACTCCATAACATTTGAGATAGACGCGGAGCTAGTATACCTCAATCAGTCCGTTGAAGACACTGTTGTCTTTGTTAATGCTGTTACGAGAGTATTCGTTCCGGCAGCGCCAGAAGGAAATATCCTAGCAATAACAACCGACGCGACACGGTGGGCATTACTTAATAGAGAAGCTGAAAGCCCGATACTGTTTGTAAGTACTGGTTCGCACCCGCTTCTGACTTGGGAAGCATTTACAGAAGCCGAATGGGGTACGTTCAGTACCTTTGAATGGGATCGCTTCGCATAAGATCGCTTTGCATAAGATCGCTTTGTATAGGAGAGCAAGATGGCGTTTACAGATTATCGTGGCTTAAATATTTACAACGGTATACCTACTGGCCCTGCTGGCGTGGTATTGAATGACGACTTCAGTGAGCTAGCAAATCGAAGCGGGCCTATCCTTTCGGCTGCGTTTGACCCAACAGTCAATGATGACAGTTCAAATACCGCAGGTAATGGCAAGTTATATCAGTATTCAAAGTGGCTAAACACTATGGATAATGGTTTATTCATTTGTGTGGACGACGCCCTGGGGGCCGCTGTCTGGCACCAAATACATTGGGATGGCATCGCGGCAGCCGATTTTAATGAGACAGTCACATTTGATGGTACTCAAGTAATTTATCAGCCAGATCAGGTCGACTTCGCTTGGACTCTTATTGTCGGCGACGGCGGTGGTGCATTAACCCATGCTGGGGGGTCGGAAGGAAGATACAATACGGTTTTTGGTATTGATTCGTTTAACTCTACTACAACTGGCGACAGTAATGTTGTGGTCGGGCCGCTCGCCCTCCAAGACAACACTACTGGGAATCGAAACCTTGCTATAGGCTACGCAAGCCAGCAAAACTGCATCACCGGTAATTACAACGTGGCAATCGGCGACGAAGTACTGTTTACAAATACTGCTGGCGACAGGAACGTTTGTATTGGAACTCGGGCTGGGCAAGCCATTCAGGGGAACGACAATGTTTGTCTTGGACATATGGCGGGTCGCGCTGAAATGGGCAGTGATAAGCTGTATATCTCTAACACTGACACCACAAAGCCTTTGATTTATGGTGACTTTAACACCGACATTGTTAAGATTCATGGCGATCTGTACGTACCCAGTGACAGTAAATTCATCTCATTAGGGGCAGTGTCTACTGATTGGCAATTGCAGTGGGACGGAAGTAATGCCGTTCAAACAATTGTTGCCGGAGAATTTAGGTTCGAGGGTGGTAACGTTAATTTACGTACAGATAACCAGAAAATTTACTTTGGTGACTCAGAAGATGCATATATCGAGTTTGACGGTAGCTCCTTGAATATCAAAGCGAATGAAGATAACATAAATGACACAATGACGTTGATTGGTGCAACAGTCCAAGTGGATGGTAAGATTCTAGCAACTGACAAAGTTCAATTCACGCAGACGGACGGCGATGAGTATATTGATTCGCTAGCTGATGGCTTCATGGATTATGGAGCCACAACGGCTCACCGCTTCCTCGCAGACGTGAAGCTCACAAGTGATACAGACAAGCTCTACTTCGGAGCCGGGGATGACGCAACAGTAACATTTAATGGTAGCGAACTAATAATTACTGGAAACACAGTCTGTGCAACTGACACTGTACAGTTAGTAGGGACCACGATCACTAACACAGGTAAGATTCTAGCAACTGATAAAGTCCAATTCACGCAGGTTGACGGCAATGAGTATATTGATTCGCTCAACGACGGCTTCGTTGATTATGGGGCAACAACCGCTCACCGCTTCCTTGCAGACGTGAAAATCACAAGCGATACAGACAAGCTCTACTTTGGGGCCGGTGACGATGCAACAGTAACATTTAACGGCAGTGAGCTAATAATTACCGGAAACACAGTCTGTGCAACTGACACTGTACAGTTAGTAGGGACCACGATCACTAACACGGGTAAGATTCTAGCAACTGATAAAGTCCAATTCACGCAGGTTGACGGCAATGAGTATATTGATTCGCTCAACGACGGCTTTGTTGATTACGGGGCCACAACCGCTCACCGCTTCCTCGCAGACGTGAAAATCACAAGCGATACAGACAAGCTCTACTTCGGAGCCGGTGATGATGCTTCCCTCACGTACAATGGAACCGATCTACTAATCAATCCTCGCGCAGTAGGCTCGGGAAATACTTCCTTTACAGGAAATATTGGAGTCGGAACTGCTAACTGTGAGTATCTGGTGGATATGAATGCTACTGGCGCGGGCACAGAAGGAATGCGAATGTACAGCAATTCCTTTCTGGAATGGAAGATGCAAGTAAATAGCAACACGGCTGCCGCGCGTTCAATGTTTAGGGGAACACGTTCGCGTGGAACTAAAGCTACCCCCCTTGCCGTTCAAAGCGGAGACTATATTTTCTCCTTTTTGGCAGATGGGTACGGAACCTCTTATGCTGGCGCTGGTGAAATTGATGTTATTGCTACTCAGAATTGGACCGTCGCGGCGCGAGGGAATAAATGGGTATTTCAGAATGTGACAAACAATACCATTGCGCTGAAAGAGGCGCTCGTAATTGAGCATGATGGTGTTATTCAAACTATAAATAAAGTCTCATTCACTCAGACGGATCAAAACGAGTATATTGATTCACTTGCTGATGGTTTTATGGATTACGGGGCCACGACTGCTCATCGTTTTGATAACGATGTGAAAATTACTCAGGATAACGATAAACTATACTTAGGGGCCGGCGATGATGCGTCTATCACATATGATGGGGTAGACCTTCTAGTCGACCCCCGTGTAGCGGGTACTGGTAACACTGTCTTCACCGGGGATGTTAGCCAGATGATAACATTAGGTGGATTCAACCGCCGCATCTCAGAAGCAGTGGGGGTAGCTACGGCAAACACGACGTTTGATATTCAAGTAAACGTCCCCACTGGCTCAAGGATACTAGGTTGCCAGTTGCGAGTTGACACTGCCTTGACATCTAGTGACGGTGGCGTAGCCTGGACGGCTGCCTACCTTACAGGGGCAACTCAACAGATAGGCACTGGGTTGGCCTTTGCTCAAAATACGAAGCACAATCAAATGTTCGATGCCAACGCCGCAACGGACATCACGAGTGGTGAGGTAGATATCCAAGTAACTTGTGACGCTGCTAAAACATTCATTGCTGGCGGCGTCGTGCGGGCTATAGTTTATTATGAAAACTTTACCACAATGGCTAATGTATGATAAAGCTTGAAGCCCCAGTTCCGGCTGTTGAAACGACCACGCTGTTGCCAAACCCCGCGTTTAGTGACAGCGAGGCTCTGGTCTCTGAACTGAGCCAGCACCGAACAATGGTTGGTGGCCTTTTCACTTACGTCAAATCAAAAGATGATCGGCGTAAGTTGACAATGCAGTTTCAAATAGACCGTTTGAAAGGATTAGAGTTGCGGGCGTTTTGCCTTGTATACTACCGCTCAAGAATAAGGTTGACTGACCACCTCGATGTAAAGTGGAACGTGTACTTAATGAATAATCCGTTTGAGTTTGACACAAAGATCGGCGAGCAACAGCTAATCCAATTGGAGTTTGAAGAATGCGCACTCTAACAGCAAATGCCTTGGCTGAGATTACTACGAAGTTGGGCACCGAGCCAGTAACGATCATTGAAGTTCAATGGGCTATTGATGGCGCGATCTTCGAGTACGCTGATGCCTCGGTGGAAGGTATCTCCGGACAAATCTTAGAGGTCTCGGACCTTGATAACGTTGTGAGTATCTCAGATAGTGCAAGTTCACAAGAATTGAGTATCACGCTTGACGATACTGACGGCCTTATCAAAACAATCATGGATGAAACTGACATCCATAAACGAGACGTTTGGGTTTATCAGTGGTTCAAAGGACTTGCGATCACTGACAAGTTTCTACTGTTCAGAGGTAAAATCAATACCCCAATTACTTGGAGCGAAGGCGCTCGAACAATTTCCTTCAGTGTGATCTCGCAGCTTGAAGATAAGGAAATAGGCTTTTCACCTGAAGAAGGACAATTCCCATTCATCCCAAATGACTTGATTGGACAACCATGGCCAATGATCTTTGGTACAGCGGTCGATGTCCCATGTGTTCAAATAACCAAGGCGATTACTGGCACGTTGCTTGAAGGTGTAGGCGTAGTCGCCACTGGGTCATCAGCAGCAGGATTTACACCATCTCTGATGGGCTCCCATGATGGATGGGTGCCCCCACGAGAGCCGGATATTTCGTCAATCAACCAACAATATATGCACGTCGGACGGGTAGCATCGTCGTCTAGTGACCCTGTTCAGCGGGCGGCATTTCTAGACAAAGAAAGTGCCATTCAGCAACAAATCAGTGATACTTTTGCGGCTCATGGCCGGGCAACTACAGAGTCCTGGGAGAATTATGCTGAGACAGTTGAGAGTGCGCAAGATACTGGCGCGGGGCCTAGCAGCGTAAGAATTTTAGGGGGTGAGGACTTCCCACGCGGGGAAATTACTATTGGGTCAGGTAGTAATAAATATACGGGACAGTTTGATGGCGATAGCGACACTTTCACCATACATTCGCGCTCAAACATTACTTTGGAAACGGAGATAATCCAGGAAGAGAGTTATACACCGCAACAAGAAGAATTCAAACCAAACCAGGAGTACTTCTACCAGACCAAGGTTCCTATGGGCGATGGTGATGGTGGGATGTCGAGTGACACTATAACAACAAAAGGGTTTCTAATCTATGGGCGCGATGCAGCCTACTCGCGGATAAACCCATCGGCCGCCAAAACAAATATTGCAGTGAAGCAATCATGGAATGATGCTGGCTCGACTGTGACGTACTCATTTCCAGTCACGTATGTCGCAAGTATTATCCCCGGTACAGTTTTAAGTGTTAAAGCGTTCAAGAATTTTGATGGGTTGAAGAAGCTAATAGATGTACCAGACAGTTTATATGAAATTGAGACTAAAACGTATGGAACTATTCAGGCTGTCCAGATTACATTCTCAAGTGTACTTAGTGCTATTCCCGATCAAGAGTGGAGTGACGAAGTTTATGTGACGTTTGAGTCTAGTATTGGGCCAAACATTGTAGACATTCTCATTTACTTGATCCAAACTTACACTGACTTGAGCTATGATGTAGACACCTTTACCGAAACGTCGCTGGACTTGCTCGCCTTTCCAGCAAATTTTGCTTACTTAGACCGTAAGAACATTGTCAATGTTCTTCAAGAAATTGCCTTCCAGGCTCGCTGCGGCTTATATCTAAGCAACGGAATCTTTTATCTCAAATACTTGGCGAAAGAGCCAGTAGGCGTTGACACGATCTCTGAGCAAGACATAAAGACTCAAAGTATTGAGGTTTCAATCTCATCAACGGAAAAGATTGTTACAAAGTACACGGCCGAATGGCAAATTAGCGGGGCTCAAGAGAAGCCGAACAAAATAATCTTACGGCACAATGTGAAAAAGTACGGAATTCAGGAAGAGACATACAATTTCTACATTTACAATCAGCCAGATATAATACTGAAAGTAGCGACTTTTTGGCTAATACGTAAGGCGAACTCCTGGAAGCATATCAAGTTTGAGACTTTCTTAAACAAGTTGAACTTGGAGACCTTTGATCCGGTGACACTTAGTTTTCAACAATCTTACGTTGCCAGTACTGCGGTTACCGCGTTGATTCAGCAAGCTAACTTCAATTCCGCCGATCAGACAATATCAATGGAATGTTGGCTGCCAGTAAAGTCTGGCAGCTTGGAGGTCTACGATTTTGCTTGGCCCGCGCAGGTGAGTGCAGATTATACCTTCCCAACGGACGCCGAGATTGATCTCGGTCTAGCTGGAGGAGATGGAATTGGTGCGGGAGCAGAGGGGGAGTTACCTGTTGGAGACACATCTACTATAGGAGACGGCGAAGTAATCTTTATTGGTGGGCCTAACATTGTTTTCGGCCCTAACGCTGATTACGGTGACAGGAATCCATCGGACGTTGGTTTTATCCCTAAGAGTTTGAATATCCCCACTGTCGCGGGCACGTTAACGATCAGTAGCAAACCATATATCAACACACAACTGGCCGCCGTGCAAGAGGTAGAAGACCCGGAAATTACGGATTTGCCAAAGGATGTCTTCCAAATCAACTTGAACAAGACGCAAGTAATCTCAACAAGCACAGAAGATCAAGTAGAGTATCTTAGTGACGTTCTGGCAATAAGCGAAGGGCAAGCGGCTATATGTATCAGGACGTCGGCGTTGTTTGCCGAAACTGGGTCGCCCGACACCCACAAGGTATTTGACTTCAAGTATGACACTGAAGGTGAAAAGTGGGGCGCTGGAACTGCCTTCTTACAAGATTAAGGTTAACAAATGAGTGAAACTCCATACACACGGGCCAATTGGAATGAAGATGTCATTCAGGAGGTCAACGATCTAGCTGCAAATCCAGATGATGGGTGTACGGCTGTTGATCCTTTGGATGAAGTATCAGCCAATCATATCTGGACAAAGACAGATATTACTGAGGTCCACGACAAGTTAATAGAGATATGCCCTGAGAATGAATTTGACGACTTGAATGAAGATCAACTCTGGTCGCAATCTGATCTGCTAGACCCAATAGAAGCTGCGATTGCTGTAGGTTGGTGCGCCTGTACCCCCGAGGAAACCATCTATGATTTAGGTAGCTATGGTAAAGTGATTGTTGATTGTAGTCTTGCCAGCACGGCGTTTGGGCAACCTTGCCCAGGCGAGGCAGAGATCTGCGTTTGTGGATGTTACTATTGGGGTTGCCTCAGTCCGGTCTATGAAGCGCCGGATAACTCAGTGGTAGTTGCCGCAATCAAAATTTCAAGGGATAAAATAGTGATTTACCACAACGCGTATTGGGTGTTGAGTTGGGGTATTTATCACCTGCGAGAAGAGATTGAGACGCTTGAGAGTGAATTAAGAAATATTACAATTTATCTTACAAGCGCCGAAACTAGCTTGCCCATGGCTGAGACACAATTAGCCGAGGCTAAGCGTCAAAGGGACATTATTTGCAGTATAGGGCCGGGACCAGCTTGTAATGCGGAAGAGGCTAATGTGGCATCCAAGCAAGCGTGGGTTGACTACTGGACGGAGGAACTGGAGCGTTGGCAGGGGGAGTTTGATGAAAAGACGCAAGAGATAGCGGAAAAAGAAGCAGAAATAGAAGACAAAAAAATAGAGCGGCAAGTACAGCGAGAGGCGTGGGATGAAGAAGCTCAAACATGGTGGAGATTGCAGGACGACCGCTTAATACTACTCCCGACTGATATACAGCCACACACTTTGTTTCCGACGATGCACGAGCCTTGGGGGGATCATTATGAGGATTCAGAGAAAAAACCGAGTGGGTACCCATTTCCAAAGTGGAAATACTATCAGCACCTTGTGGGGCATACACTTACATGGACGACCACTGGGAGCTTTTCACCGGGGGGTTATCCGTACCGATATAACCGGACTGAACTCGCGAGCGTCATAAAAAGAACTTGTTGTGAATCGAGGCATTCATTTCAAACAGATTGTAGCTGCTATGCCTGGAAGTTTCCAGGGAAACCTTGCTTCGGTAAGGAAGATAGTTACCGGACGCCGATGCGATATTATTCCCACTGGATTTGGTACGGTTGGATGCAAGAAGAGGGGTGCGAGGGGCATGACGATGTTTGGCAACTGTCATTGGAAGTGTTCCCGGCACCAGACTACACGAGGCCGACGTAATGAAATGCACTTACTTGAGGGAATTTGATATTGAGAAATACTGCTTAAAGCGTAAAATAGCAGTTACAAAGAAAATATGTCAAACCTGCCCCAAACGCAAACATAGTGGTGTAGTTGAACTTGCTAGCTCGGTTGCGAATATTGCACGGAACCCTCGCTTAGCAACTGAAGATTTGAAAGAGAAGCGGGTGGGAATTTGTGAAGAGTGTCAACACTACACAGGTACGCGATGCATGGTTTGTGGGTGCTTTATAAGTCTCAAGATTAAATTCCAAGTATCAAAGTGTCCTATTGGTTCATGGTAGCCGAGACTAGCAAGTAGCTCCTCCTGCGTTAGCTAGTCTTGGTTACCTCTCTTTCTGAAAGATAGAACTATGGCACGATGCACTGATTGTGCGGAAAAGGCCGCTGCCCGGCGAGTCAGGCGATCATTGCTTGGACTCCCACCTATAAGGTCCGCACGGGCTGCTGAGGCTCGTGCGCGGCCCGGCAAGCGTAAGGACCGAGTTGCGTTAGCTAAACGCACGCAAGAGGGCACGGTATAGCTGCGCCTCTGCCCTGGCGTCACATAGTGCGTCGTGAGCCCTCTCTATCTCGATGTTAAACTTCTTACACATCGACCCCAATGCCACGCTGGCAAAAGGCTGAGCTTTCCCATGATAGTTTGACACGTCATTTATAGATATGGCGAACGCCATCGAGTCGCGGGCCAACGGATGAAACAAGCTATTGTGCGTTTCAGGGCCGAGCCAATTCGAGAGAAAACCCTTCTCGAACGCCCAATTATGGGCCAGTGGCACCATGCTTTTCCTAAATGGTAAATTGAGATTGATGAACCATTCATCAAGTAGGTCGGCGGCCCGCCATTGATCTGGGCAGTTATTGACCAAATTCTCAAGTGACAATCCGTTGACTTGCATGGATTTCTTGCTTGCTCGCTCTGGGTACTCTGGAGCGATGTCCATATAGAATGGCAGTATATCCTTCACGAACTCCAGATTGGAGTCTAAGGGCTGAACTGCTATCTGGACTATCTCATGCCAACCTGCAATCAGGCCGGTCGTCTCTACATCGACGGCGCACAGTAGGTTGCCATTTAGGTTGATTAAGGATTCGGGAATGTAACATTCTTCGGGCATTAGTTGTCCTCTTCTTGTTTGTGCTCTTCACTAAGTCTGAAATGACCGGCCTCGCAAGCATGGAGCCAAACGAGAAGGTCGCCTTTAATCAAATTAATGTTTCGCCCCCGGCAAAAATCCGCAATTCTAACGTAAAGACGATCCGAGGAATAATCTTTACCAATAACTATAGGCGGCTCTGATTGGTCTAGATACTGTACTAAGTCACAAATGATTGCTGAAACAAAGCCGTGAGTATTAGTGTCTGACATGTTTATTTGTAGTGGTAAGTGTAAGGTAGTGGAAAACCAGATTCGTAAAAGTCAGCTAGTTTGTTGGCCCAAAATAACAACTCTTCCAACCTGCCTGAGTGACCGACGACACGGTCCCAATGTTCATAGTTAAGTAATGCCTTGTCAGCGACGGTATCTCGTGGTTCGTAGCCGGGGCGAATGACTTTGATTAGTGTGCCCCCTGCATATAAAATTGCGTCAGCTTCATTCTTGAATCTGACATCTGGGATTATAAGTACGTCAGCGTTATGATCTGTATTTAACAGGTAGTCGAGCCAAGTCCTGTCATAGACATTGTCTCTAACAGCTTTGGTGCCGAACGCTACCCAGACTTCTACGGGAGTCATACCTAAATCAGGTAAAACAATGTCCCGGTCCTTGGCTCCTTCTAATGTTTCGTAATGTTCGGGTGATTTCATCCCGGCCCATGCATACAGTTCATAGGTGATCTGTTTCAGCTTCCATGCTAAAGGTCTCTTCAAGACACGAAAGCCACGGTCATGTAGTATGCGAGCCGTATAGTTGGCGAGTGTGTCTTTCCCTGTCCGTGAATAATGGCCTAACCCTAGAATGAACATTCATCGTCTCCATCGTTTGAGATTACATAGAATTCCCCGTCAATTAATTCCATAAGTTCAGCAATATCAGCGGGGATGTTAGGTCGCTCAAGAGTGTGAATTACTTCGGCTGTAACGACCGACCCACACTTATCAACAGACCGACAGATATCAATTGTTAGCATAGTTTATTTTCGTACTTTCAAGCGACCGTCGCTCAGGAAGAGCGGGGGTTGGTCACGATTTTCAGGGGGGTTAAGGGTGATGTTGCCAAAGTAACGTTTGTTAGCGGTGCCTTTTCCCATTGGACACTCTTTAGGCATGTTCTGGAGTATCTTAGGCTTTGTCCAGGTTATTTTCTCATAGTCCGTTAGGCCGTCGCGGAACCGATCAACAAAATCTTTGACCAGCACGAGTGAGCCTGGGTTAAGGTAGCAGCCATCTTGAAGAAAAGCTTGTAGTGGGTCTTGATTGGTCGCTTGGGCAGTCGTCTTGCCAAGGGTGTCAACAACTGGTATCCGCAATCTTGAATTTGATTCCGGAAGTGACAAACCCATAAGAGTTGCCATGAAATGTGGTGCTTCTTCTTCTAACTTTTGTAGTAAGGTATATTTAGGGATTTCCCTTTCCAGTGAAGCGACATGCATCATTGTAATTCGTGTGTCACCAGGAAAAATCGGGCAAGCATCCTTCTCGTTGGCTGTTTGGATAAAGTGTAGACAGTTTCGCTGCTGGTAGACTTGCAACCCTTTCGCGTGGATGCTAATGAACTGGCTTGTTGTCCACTCTTTGATCTTGTTGTAGACAGCTGGGCCACGCTGCGCGATGTTGACTTCGTCAACGACTCCTAAGACGGCGTTGGCTAATTCACCATTGAAATCACCTTGGTTAGTCAATGCCCTATCAGCCTTGACAACGCCTCCAGTTGTCAAAATACTAATCGCTTCGTGGAAGATCGACTTCCCAGATTCTTGCGGTCCATACATAAAGAGATAAGGCAACGGCTCGAAAGGTTCTCGAATGAGGCACGCAAGCCACGCGACGAGGTATTCTTGCCCCGTCTGGATGCCCCAGTCTTTTGCCCACTTCTGACGTTTGACAATTGAATCCAAGTCTTCTCCGCAATGCCCGAAAACCAAATCCCAGTGAGGATGCACTGGCGAAACGGTATCGGCGGGTAGGAACTTCAACTGAGCGGCCCCGATATTCCATTGCCGACCTCCCGGATGCTCCGGGTGAAACGGCATATTAACCTTCGTCCATTGGCGAAGCACCGACTCGCCCAGGATAATATCTACCTCGGGGCCACCCAAGGCTTTGGTTTTGAGAACGTTCTTTACATTCTCGCGCGGGTGCTGAACCCAGACGCCTTCACCACTGATCGTTTTGACAAACCAGCCAGCATCTACATTCGAGGCTGTCTTGATCGAGCGAACGAGGCTATCATACTGAGTGTAGTCTCGTTCATTACCGGCAACGTCAGTATTGATATTGAAGATGCGAACCCAAGTGCCCTTCTTCTCTTGCCAGTCGGAGAAACCACGGTCGCCCTTGTCTTTATCTATTTCGACGATTAAGCGACCATCTTTATGCTTCTTTA